CAACTCATTACCATATTTAATTAAAGTCACAGCTATATCCTTAAATAACCAGTCTAAAGCTGTAAGGAGAAAGAAAACTAGTCTGTGATATCATCATAAGTTTATTATAGTAGACAATAACTTAAGTTTTAAAAAAAATAGCATGTAGATTGTCCTACATGTATATATTAGGAGAAATCAATTATGAAAATCATGGCTGTCAATGCAGGTAGCTCATCTATCAAGTTTCAATTACTAGATATGCCGAGTGAAACACAAATCACATCAGGTATTGTCGAAAGAATCGGTTCTGACAAAGCGTTATTTACCATCAAGTTTAATGGTGAAAAACACGTGGTCGAAACAGAAATCAAAGACCACGGTGTTGGTGTAAGTTTAATCTTAGCAGGGTTAATCGAACACAAGGTCATTTCCGATATTAACGAAATCGAAGGCGTTGGACACAGAGTCGTTCAAGGCGGAGAAGTCTTCAAAGATTCAGTCTTAATTGACGAACAAGTCTTACAAAAAATCATCGATTTAGGTGAAATGGCGCCACTTCATAACCCAGCAAACGCAACTGGTATTAAAGCGTTTAAAGCTGTATTACCAAATGTACCACAAGTCGCAGTGTTTGATACAACATTCCACCAAACCATGACACCAGATGCTTATTTATATGGTACGCCATATGAATGGTACAAGAACTTTGGTATCCGTAAATATGGATTCCACGGTACAAGTCATCAATTTGTTTCTGAAAAAGCAAACGCCTTAATGGGCACAACAGAAACGAAAGTCGTTGTTTGTCACATCGGTAACGGGGCATCATTATCTGCCGTTAAAAATGGTCACTGTGTTGAAACCTCAATGGGGTTCACACCACTTGAAGGGTTCCCAATGGGCACACGTTCTGGTTCAATCGACCCAGCGATTCCATCCTTCATGGGCAACAAACTTGGCTTAACAGCACAAGAAATCACAGATATCTTAAACAAAAAGTCTGGTTACCTAGGTATTTCTGGCATTTCAAATGATGCAAGAGACATCGAAAAAGCCATTTCTGAGGGTAACGAAAGAGCTAAATTGGCATTTGATATTCAAGCCAAACAAATCGCTGACTACATTGGTTCATACTACATTTATATGGGCGGCCTAGATGCCATTTGCTTTACAGCTGGTATCGGTGAAAACTCACCAGTATTACGTCAAATGATCATTGATCGTTTAAGTGTACTAGGCGTTAAACTAGACCATGCTTTAAACCAATTAAGAGGCGAAAGATTAATTTCTACTGCGGATTCGAAGGTAAAAGTCTATATCATCCCAACCGATGAAGAAGTGATGATTGCTAGAGACACCATGAGATTATCTCACTAAAAAATAATACATTAAAAAATCAGATGAAACCCATCTGATTTTTATTTTTACCAGCATTATTTGAAGCACATGGTAAAATATAACTAAAGACACAAGGGTGTGGTTAAATGTTTGTTGTTACAGGGGCAAGTGGCCATTTAGGTCATCACATCACAAAGTATTTACTAGATGAAGGTTATGAAGTGAAACTATTAACACGTCAAACCGTTTCTTTTTTTGAGCGTAATACACTGATGCGGGTAGGAAGTCTATTGGATGAGGCATTCTTAAAAGCAGAAATATCACGTGGTGACATTGTTATTCACGCTGCAGGTTATATCGACCTACATAATCTAGAGAAAGAAAAATCATATGAATCCAATGTGTTAACCACGAAAATGGTTGCCGAGAGATGTCGTTATACTGGCGCAAGACTCATTTACATCAGTACAACAGATATCATTAAAAAAAATAAAGAGGGTTTAATCGAAGAACCAGTGGAACTCATCGAGGATGACCCAACTGACTTTTATGCCAGTACGAAACTAGAAGCTACCCTTTATGTCAGAAGTCTAATTAAAGCAGGATTATCTGGGATGATTTTATATCCGTCTGCCATCATCGGCCCAAACGATTATAAAAATGGACCAATTAGCCGTGAAATCAGAACTGTTTTAAGGAAAAGACTATTATTTTCTGTCAAAGGCGGCTATAACTTTATCGATGCATCAGATGTCTCTAAGGCAGTATGTGCAGCTGCCCTAAAATCATATAATGACGAATTTATATTATCTGGATCAAATTTATCCATTCAAGATTTATATAAACGGATCATCAGGATTACCAACCAAAGAAAATTCATCTTATATGTGCCAAACTTTATTGCGAAAAGACTCATCCCACACTTTAAACAGTATTCATTAAAAAAGCTTGAAGTCATACAAGAAAATCACCGATACAACAACCATAAAATGAAACAATATTTGGTTGAAACACTAAAACCATTTGATTTATCCTTATCAGAGACCATTCTATTTTTGAAATCTTATCAGGCAAACGCACCGGAATAGGGTGCGTTTTTTGATGGTAAATGATATAATACTCAATAGGTGATATTATGGAAAATAGTTTAAAAGTAGGTTCAAACGTACAAATAGAAATTAAGAGATTAGGCATCAATGGTGAAGGGATTGGCTATCACGAGAAAAAAGCAGTATTCGTGGATTTTGCCTTACCAACAGAACTCGTTGATGTGGAAATATTAGAAGATAAAGGCACATATTATCAAGCAAAATTGATTAATATCCTAACCAAACATCCGAAAAGAGCTGAACCATTTTGTCCAGTTTATCACGAATGTGGTGGTTGTCAACTTCAACATTTAGAATACAAAGAAACCCTTTATGTTAAAAGGGATTTAATCATACAAGCATTGAAGCGTTATTTAAAGGTACCGTTCGATTTAAAACAAATCAAGAACACCGTTGCCTCTCCAGACAAAACGCATTACCGTAATAAGGCGTCCTTGCCGTTACAATATAAGCACGAAAAAAACATCATCGGTATGTATAAACCAAATTCAAACCACTTGGTTGAAATCAATGACTGTCCAATTCAAGAAAGTGACATCAATAAGTTTTATACATTGATTCTAAATCAAATGGATAAACGTAAAATGCTTGCCTATAACAATACATCTAGATCAGGCACAGTGCGATTCATCATCATCAGAAAAGCACTTGCAACCAATGAGATACAAGTCACTTTTATTTTAAAAGAACATGATGAAGCAGTTGAAAAACTTGGGTTATATTTGGTTGAAAAGTTCAGAGAAATCGTATCCGTATATGCGGTCATTAACGATGATTTAAAATCACGTGAGTTCTTTACTAAAAAACAAGAATTGGTCGCTGGTAAAGAAACCATCAACGAAGTCTTAAATGATGTTGTATTCTCATTAAAGCCAGACGCATTCTTCCAGCTTAATACGAAACAAGCACACCAACTGTATGAAAAAATCATTGAATTAGGAGATTTTAAAAAGACAGATATCGTTGTCGATGGATATAGTGGGATTGCACCAATCGCACAATACATCGCCCCACATGTTAAAAGGGTTTATGCCATTGAATCGGTAGAAGCATCCTTACAAAGTGCGAAAGATACCATTATTCAAAACAATCAAAAAAACATCGACCTATTGAAAGGCGATGTCATGACGGTCTTGAAACAAAAAAACATCACACCAGATGCGATCGTATTTGACCCACCAAGAACTGGTCTAGGTGAAAGATTATGTGAGTTCTTGTTAAAACATGCACCAAAGAAGATCATTTATGTGTCTTGTAATCCAAGCACACTTGCAAAAGATTTAAATCTATTGGTGTCAAAATACGATATCAAATCGATAACACCATTTGACATGTTCCCATATACAGCACACGTTGAAACCATCACATTGCTTTCTTTAAAAACGGCTTAACAAAGCCATTCATACAACAGCAGAAGAAGCATCTAACCCCTTCAAATAGGCTTAAATGCTTCTTTTTTTGTTTTATGCGTAATGTGGAAACATATCGAAATCGTTGTGGAAACATCAAACTATGCATTAAGCATATATTTTGCTTGAATGGGGGAACATCAATTCTTTTAAAATTATATCACGACAACCCGATATAACATCTTTGTTAAGCCATCGGGTGCGTGATATGTTTCCACAATGATTGGTTCAGTACTTAAGAATTCGAAACGACGGTTTTTGAACTCATCATCTGAATAATTCTTAGTTCCAGCAATGCAATATACTATCTCATTTGGACTAACAGATATCATCTTGTAAATAAACGTTTTTAATATCTCTGAATCTAGTACATCAATGACTAAATTCTTTTTACCTAGCATCTCATTGATTTTATCCAGTCGTTTTTTCGTGTCATAATTTTTAACATGCTCAAGTTCAATCTTGTTGATTTCTGTCGTTAGATCTTTAAGGCGATCAGAGTATTCACGGTACTTTGAATTGAAGATTGTTTCTGGAATATCTGGTGTTTTCACTTTGGTATCTATTAGATTTGATAAGGCCATTTCGTTTTCATCTTTTTCCAATGTTAACCTTTCAATGACACTTTGAACATCATCGACTTTTATTGTTGATTTGATAACTCTTTGAATCGTTGACATGATATCAAGATCTTTTAAGAAGACCTTGTTTAACATGTGAATCGTTGTAGCTTCAATGAGATCCTGACGACTTGCCTTGGCTGTACAATTTGCTTTACCATCAATGTAACTACCACATTGTTGCATCACCCTTTGTGATGGCTTTCCATAATTCCAGTATCGTCTTTTGAGTGTTCTACCACACTCACTACAAACAATCATTGCTGAAAATGGATACTTATTTGTATATTTTGATAAATTCTTATTTTCACCTATTCTTACCTTAGCTCTGTCTTTTCTGATGCGTTGAGCAAGTTCAAATGTCTCTTTATCAATGATTGCTTCATGACTGTTTTCTGTGTAATAAGTTGGTGCATGATTCTTATTTTTAACCCTTGTGTGACTAAGGTAGTCAAGACTGATTGTTTTTTGCTGCAACATATCACCCATGTATTTTTCGTTCTTTAGAATCGTTGTTATGGTTGATAACCTCCAATCAGTTTTACCTGCGCCAGTCTTTGCACCCATCTCAATGAGTTGTTCAGCAATTTTTGATGGTCCGACACCACTTATGTATAAGTTAAAGATTAGTTTAACAATTTGAGCTTCTTCAGGTACAACAATTAAGTTACCACCTTTTTTATCCTTCGTGTAACCAAGAAAACGCTGGTGATTGATAATAGGCACACCTTCTCTAAAACGTCTCTGAACATTCCACTTAACGTTCTCTGATACGTTTCTAGCTTCCTCCTGCGCCATGGATGACATGATAGTCAGAAGGAATTCTACTTTAGGATCTAACGAGCTTATATTTTCTTTTTCAAAAAGAATCTCGACATTGATTTGTCTTAACTCTCTGATATAGTTTAAAGCGTCCACTGTATTTCTTGCAAACCTAGATATCGATTTGGTTAGGATAATATCTATTTGTCCTGCTCGCGCTTTCTCTATCATCAAATTGAATTGTTTTCGGTTCTTTGTACTAGTCCCGCTGATGCCCTCGTCAGCATAAATGCCCTCAAATATCCAATCCGGATTCTTTGTGATGCGTTGTGTATACTCATCTCGTTGAGCTTCATAACTTGTTTTTTGCTCTATGTTGTCTGTAGATACACGGACATAAGCACATACTCGTTTTCTGGTAATCGGGTTATTGATTTGATCCAACGTGTAATGCATTTTAGGTTGGATTATTCTTACGGTTTTGTTTTTCATATTTTGACCGCTCCTCTCGTTAGTATATACATCACTCAAAAAGCAATGAATAGCAAGTCAATAACGACTCAATCATTGCTTTTTTTAATGTCGCCTTTAATACCATAGGTAGATGCTAGCTTATTGATGATAATACTAAATTCATCGATTGTAATAAGTTTCTGATTAAACAGCTTTACTACGATTGACTTAGCAATGTTGAATTTCATTTCTGAACTGATGATTATATCCATTTTTAATTTTGTAGATGCAAAGAAAAAAGGAATCGCCTAAGCAATTCCTTTAAAAGGATCTATCGTCAATTTGATCATATGACAACAACCGTCTGATTTACCAACAACAGTTTATCACATTTGAAAAATCAAAACTATATGCTTAGTGCATAATCGTTAGAAGAAGTTTTCAATGACTAAATCTTTTTTAAGCGTGGACGCATAAACACCTTTAAAGATTAGATTTTCAGCATTAGCTTTTGTAAAGTAGTATGGTTCATCATTGATGAAGAAGAAGCCACCATGTTCTTTGTTAAAAAATACTTTTGAGACGTATATTTTGTCATAGTACTCGAATAACATGACACGATTTTTTTGATGCTTTTGTGTTCTCCAGAAAAAATCAATTTCAAGATCGCTTTTCTTATATGCGATCATATCGTCGTTTATCGTTGACACAGTTATCTGTATTGCAGCAACTATTTTATCTTCTATATTTTCGAAGGTTCTAAATGTTAGAGCCTTTTCATTTCTGTTTGAATATGGGTTACCGATTATATCATCCACTCGGACATTATAAAAACCTGACAGAGTTATTAAATCATGGATACTAATTTCTCTAGCACCGGATTCATAGTTAACATAACCTTGCCTAGATTTACCTATTATTTGTGCAACTTGAACGGTAGATAAATTATTAGCAAGTCGTAGTCGTTTTAAATTTTCACTGATGAAAAGATTATTAAAATCATCATCAGATAATAGTTGATAGTTCATTATTCACCCTTTTAACCTTTTTATTTATATTATAGAGCAACAAATGTGGCTCGGTCAAGGTTTTTGTATACAATAATTATTACAGAATATATCAAAAGCATGCAAACACAGGAAAGTAATAACTCTCTTTGTTGCAACTCATCAAATAAGTAGATAAGTCATTTTTTGAATGCTTTTCTTTACTTATAATCATAGGCACCAGGTGAAATGTGCAAGAAAGGAGGAATGATTAACAAATGTATGATGAGGATTCCGTGCACTTAAAACAGAAGTCACATGTACCATTAGTACGTGATTACCTTAAAAATTATCGCAACAAAATGGGTTATTCAGCTGAGTATTTATCCAGAGAACTTGATGTTTCTGCTGTCTATTACAGACAAATTGAAGGGGGACAAAGAGGTAAAAGGCTACCTATCGAGTTGGTGATTAAACTGATTATATTGCTTCATGTGGATCCACTTGAGTTTCTAAAAGCAGAAGCAACTTATTTAAGTGCATATGAAGAACTTAACGGCATCAAGAAATACAAAAAGATTAGATGGTAAAACTGGCCATCTATCTTGTTTTCTAAAATAAACATAGAATCAGAAATTTGAAATAGAAAGGTGAAAAGATGTCATCTAAAGAAGGGTTTAGGCTACTTACAAAAAAGTATCTAGAAGATGCCGATGTAAGTATGACGACTAAGCAATCCTATGAAAGGATCCTTCAGCAATTTGTCGATTATGCTAACACACTGTCTGATTTACCAACTCGCAGTGATATTATGGCTTATCGGGACCATCTTTTTAAACGCAAGCTTGAAGAGACAACCATTAAGTATCACCTGGTAGTGGTACGAAATTTCTACCGTTGGTATCACACGAACGGTCATGGAGCAAATCCATCGGAGGGGATTAAAAGTCCAAAGATTGAAAAGAAGTTCAAACGTGCACATTTATCTGAAAGTGAATCTAGGCAGTTATTGAAACTTGCTCAAATCAATTCAGACAAAAACATCATTAAATATAGAGACTATGTTATGGTTTTACTCATGCTTACTACTGGTATGCGAACAGTAGAAATAGAGCGTGCAGATGTTAGCGATTTAAACGTCATCGATGATGGAGAAATTCTCTATGTACATGGCAAGGGCAAAACATCTAAGAGTTCTTTCGTTCGACTCTCGCCTCTAGTCAATAAAGCAATCGAAACATACATCATGAAAAGAAGTGACCAGTATGAACCATTATTTATTGACCATAAACCTAAGTATTTAGGGCAACGAATGAAAACAAGAAACATTAGAAGAATAATCAAGGATCTACTTAGAGATATTGGATTTGATGATGATAAACATACAGCACATAGTTTAAGACATACAACTGCAACATTAGCAAGACAATATGGAGCAAACAAGGATGACACACAAAAAATCATGCGTCATTCTGATCCAGCAACAACAGAGATTTATATGCATGCAGAAATCAAAAGTCAGCATGTTTATGAACATGTCATTGCACAAAAACTACTCAATCAAGAAGAAGATGAAGACAACTAAAACAGAAAAAGAAATGAAAGGATAAGTTATGATCAAAGAATTTCACAACAACCGGTATGGGAAAGTACGAACAGCGATCATTGATGATCAACCCTGTTTTAACTTAAAAGACTTAACCCATATTTATGGTATAAAAAATATCAACGATTTTCGCTCTAGAATTCCATCAAATGCAGTTAAAACACTTGAGGTAAAAGACTCTAGTGGAGCTTCGAAGAATAAGTATTTCATAATCGCTGACTATTTAAGTAGTTGTATGTTTCAATCAACCAAAACTGAGGCTGAAGCAATCAGTGACTGGTTATACCGTACTGTTTTACCAAGTATAATTAAATATCAAAAATACAATGTGGATGAATTTAAAGATCCTGATGTTGCATTATCATTTTTAGAAGAATTTGAGGATTTAAGAATTAAACACAGTGTTGTAGAGACACAATTAAAACTTAATGCACCAAAAATAAAGTATATTGATCGTTTACTAGGTACTGGAAGTGCTATCGATTTAGATATGGTCCATGAAGTCATTAGATATCATGGACTTAAAAGTACAGAACTTCTAAAAATACTCAGAGCTAAACGCATCCTAGATGATTCCAACATTCCATATCAAGAATATTGCGATAAGAAGTATTTTAGAGTCGTTGAAGCTAAAGTTACAAGTGGTGGTAGTACAGTAACCTCACAAAGAACATATGTTTATAGAAGTGGCATTACATTTATTGAACGCATCATAAAAGAATACCAAGGAGCAAAAGATGACAAGCGAAACTAAACGTCAAGAACCAGCACGTGATTATTACAAATTAGAAGAAGTTGCAGATATATTAAGAGTATCAAGAAGGACGTTATCAACCTACATCAAAAAAGGAAAACTACACGCATTTAAGATTGGACCAGGGTGGAGAGTATCAAAAGAAAACCTTGTAAAGTTCATTGATGAATTGCATAAAACAACTAAGAATAAATATTGATTTTGTGCGCCGATAATGTGTGTATCAGGGCTATGAAAATGGAAAATGAAGGAAACAAAAGATAAAGACATACATAAGCATGCTACTGATAGAAAACCCAAAATAGCATGCTTTTTGTAATGTGAAAGGACAAAATTTATGGCAAGACCTTTTAAGATGGGACTGCAGTACTTCCCACTTGATGTGAATTTTTTTGAAGACGAGAAGATAACGGATTTAAATTTAATGTATGGAGTCATGGGCGAGATGGTATACATCCGCCTTTTAACCATGATTTATGCACATGGGTATTATTTAGAGATGACAACTGAGCAAGCAGCAAAAACATTAATCAAAAGTATTGGTAATGCCTGGGCTCCAAGTGTGAATGAGATTGAGAAAATAATCCTAAGAGCGGGTTCTAACGGGCTGTTTGATAAAGAACTGCTAAGTGTTGGTGTATTCACTTCAAAAGCGATACAGCGGCAGTTTACGCTTTCTACAAGGCGCAGGCGCGGCATTGAGCATCAGAAGTACTGGCTGTTGGATCAACATACGATGCTTGAACTGAATAATTTCTACAAAAAAACACAACAAGTTAATGTTGACAATAACACAACTTCAAGCCTAGTTATTGATAACGATAATCACACTTCAAGTGAGGTTATTGATAGCAATAATGACACTTCAACTAAGGTTATTGCATACAAAAGTACACAAAAAGAAAAAGAAAAGAAAAAAGAAAGAGATAAAGAGGATAAAAAGGATAAAGGGGTATATTCACTTCCTAATTACCATTACATTACAAAAGCGATTATTAGAAGCCAATACATAGAAGATGGAACATTAGAAATAGGTAAATACAATAAGCTGTTTGATGAAGCAGTGTCAATTTATGGTTTTGATGATGTCTTAGCAGCAACAGACTATATAGTCAGTTATTCAAAAAGAACTGAAACAACAATTGATGACAAGTTCAGCTTCATGCGTAAGTCGTTATTGAATAATCTTGAAATGTTCCAGCGAAGAAGGGAGAATAGCCATGAATCAATCGAAGACTGGTTTAAACGACTCGTTTTATAAATGGATAGATCAAGTAAGACGATCTAAAAGAAAACTACCTGATCTATACGAAAAACTAGATTATTACAAAGTTAAACTCATAGGGTACCATGGGATTTCATATGATCAGATTGGATCTGGTACTTCAGATAAGAAGGGTGATGAGAATCTTTTATACTGGATAGACAAGATTAATCAGGTTGAGGACGAAATAAACAAGAGTAATGAAATAATTATGAACTATCAAGGTTTTAAACACGTACTTAAAGAGGAGCAAAAGATTATTCTAGATTCACACATAGATAGAAGTAATGTGTTAGTAATTCTTAAAGAATTAGGGCTAAAGAGGAGTTCATATAACCAAAAAAAGGAAGATATTATACGTTTGTGGTTAAACTATCAACCTTTGATGTTTCTCAAAAAAGACTTATAGTGGTCGTTAATTGTAACAAGGTGTCGTTTTTTGAACTTATTTATAGTATAATATTAAAAGAGTATCTGAAAATAAATCATAACTAAAATGGGGGATATCATGAATCTTACTGAAGAAGATGTTAAGAAGAGATATATCGAACCTGCGTTAAGTTCGAGCGGATGGACTTTTGATAAAATATCAATGGAAAAAAGAGTAATCTCATCAGATGTTTTTACTGATGGAAAGGTTATAGTGAATGGAAAAAGAACAAAGAGAGGCACTCAAAAACGTGCAGATTATTTGTTATATCATCACAATAATTATCCCATAGCAATTGTTGAAGCAAAAGATCTTAAACACTCTGTTCATGATGGTATCCAGCAGGCTATTGAGTATGCTAGAATACTAGATGTTCCTTTTGCCTACTCAACAAATGGTAATGGATTTTTGGAGCACGACATGTTAACTGGAAGAGAACGCGAGCTTGGTATGAATGATTTTCCTTCCAGTGATGATCTTTGGAACAGATATAAGAATTTTAAATCTATAGATGATGATATCGAAAGTGTTATTAAGACTGCTTATCACTATAGAGAAGGTGGAAATAAACCTAGATACTATCAGAGAATTGCGATTAATAGGGCAGTTGAGTTTGTCGCTAAGGTAAATAAGGATTCTAATCTTAAAAAAAGAGCCATGTTAGTTATGGCTACTGGTACAGGTAAAACATACACTGCTTTTCAAATTATTCACAGGTTATATGCTGCTGGATTGGTGAAAAAAGTACTTTATTTGGCGGATAGAAATATATTGATAGACCAAACGATACTTGACGACTTTGCACCTTTCAAAAATAAAAATGTAATCACTAAAGTTGAAAAAAAAGTATTAGACTCTGCTTATGATATATTTATGTCTTTATATCAGCAATTATCTGGAGAAGATGATTTTGAAACTTTCAAGCAATTTAAACCTGATTTCTTTGACTTGATTATTGTTGATGAGTGTCATCGTGGATCCGCTAAGGAGAACAGTGCTTGGAGAAAAGTACTAGATTATTTTTCTGATGCAATACACTTAGGTATGACAGCAACTCCAAAAGAAACTGAAGATGTATCAAATAGTGAATATTTTGGAGAACCTATTTACACATATAGCCTTAAAGAAGGTATTGATGATGGTTTCTTAGCACCTTATAGAGTCTTAAGATTTGGAATTGATAAAGATTTGGAAGGTTATATTCCGGAATCAGGTAAACTTGATGTTTACGGTAATGAAATTGAGCAGAGAGTATATACCTCAAAAGATTTTGACAAAAAAATAATAATAGATGAAAGAACTAAAATTGTCGCAAAACGTATAACTGAGTACTTAAAAGAGACTGATAGATTCGCGAAGACTATAGTTTTTTGTGTTGATATAGACCATGCTGCTAGAATGAGACAAGCACTCATAAATGAAAATAGTGATTTGGTCGCTCAAGATGACAGATATGTAACAAAAATAACAGGTGACGATCAATTTGGAAAATCACAATTAGAAAATTTTAGTGATATGAATTCTAAATATCCAGTTATTGCGACAACATCCGAACTACTAACTACAGGTGTTAATATTAAACTATGCAAAGTTATTGTACTAGACACAGTAATAAATTCTATGACTAAATTTAAGCAAATAATTGGTAGAGGAACTCGACTAGTTTGGGATAGAGATAAGAGATTTTTTTCAATTTTAGATTTCAGAAAAGCAACATTGTTATTTAGTGATCCTGAATTCGATGGTCCTGCAACATCAGTTTATGTTGGACCTCTGGATAAGCCATATCAAGATGATGAAAATGATTTAGTTGAAGATTCAGTTGAAGATTTAAATGAAGACAGTATTAAATATCGAGTAACTGATGTTGATGCAAAAATCATTAGCGAAATGGAATTGTATTATGGAATTGATGGCAAGCTAGTAGCAAATCATTCTGAAAATTTTAGAAAAATAATCCTAGAAGAGTACGCAACACACGAAATATTTAGAAAGCAATGGTTAACCAAAGAAAAATCTAGTATTATCAATCGTTTTGAAGAAAAAGGAGTAAATCTAATAGATCTTCTCGATAAAGCAGGTAAAGATGTTGATATATATGACTTGATTTCAATGATAGGTTTTGATCAAGAAGTAAAATTGAAGATCGAGAGAGTTAAAAATGTCAAGGATTCATCATATTACAAGTCACTCAGTAACGAAATAAGTGTTATTGTTGATGATTTACTCGAAGTATATATGAAACACGACTCTAGTGTTTTAGAAGATATTTCGGTATTAGAGTTGCAAACTTTTGGAAAGTATGGTGGTATAGTACATACTATAAGAAGATTTGGCAGCAAGAAACAGTATCTTTCAAGTATAGAGACAATAGTGAATTTATTATATAAAAATTGAGGTGAGTATTTTGTCTATAACAACACTGATTAAAAGACTACAAAATATCATGAGAGGTGATGATCTTTCAGGAACTGTCCAATATTTAAAGCAGACTATTTGGATGATATTTTTAAAGATTTACGATGCAAAAGAAGAGATTTGGGAAATAAAAGAAGATGATTACAAGTCAGTTATACCAGAAGAGTTTAAATGGAGAAATTGGGCAGTAGATTCAAATGACGGAAAAGCACTGACTGGTGATGATTTGCTAAATTTTGTTAATAACGATTTAATCCCTTATTTGAAGAAAATAGAAATCAATGAATACACACCCAAAAGACATATTATTGTTAAAAACATCTTTGAAGATGCAAATAATTTTATGAAGAATGGCACCAAATTAAGACAAATGATAAATGCATTAAACGAGGTTGATTTTACAAACTATACTGAAGCACACGAGTTTGGTGATTTATATGAATCAATGCTAAAAGATTTACAGGATTCTAAGAGAGATGGAGGCGAGTTTTATACTCCAAGAGCATTGACTGATTTTATAACCGAAGTTGTAAACCCTCAGCTTGGTGAAACAGTAGCGGATTTTGCAGCTGGAACTGGGGGTTTTCTTGTTAGTGCTTTAAAACACTTTGAAAAGAATATTTCAACTCCTGAGGATATTCAAATTGCAAGAAGGAATCTATATGGTATCGAAAAAAAATCCTTTGCCTTTTCTCTAGGTTTAACAAACCTAATATTGCATGATGTTGATGAACCACATTTTTATTATGATAATTCATTAATAAAGAATGTTAAGGACTATTCTGAAAATGAGAAGTTCGACGTAATATTGATGAATCCACCATATGGAGGGACAGAAGATGACATAGTCAAGATGAGTTTTCCGTATGACATGAGGAGTTCAGAAACTGCAGATTTATTCATGATTCTAATTATGTTTAGATTAAAATTGAACGGTAGAGTTGGTGTGGTTTTACCTGATGGGTTTTTAGTTGGTGATGATGGAGCCAAATCTGCAATTAAGAAGCATCTATTAGACAACTTTAATTTGCACACAGTTATAAGGTTACCAAAAAGCGTTTTTGCTCCATATACAACTATTACAACGAATGTATTGTTCTTTGATAATAATGGTTCAGGAACAAAAGAAACTTGGTTTTATCGATTAGATTTACCAAGTAATTACAAAGCATTTTCAAAAACTAAGCCTATAACAAATCATCATTTTGATGAAATTCGAACATGGCTTAAATCAAAAATAGAAATTAAGGACTCTGAGGGATTTTACAAATCAAAGAAAGTTGTATATTCAGATATAAAGACTATAAATTATAATTTAGATTTTTGTGGCTTTCCATATGTTAACAATGAAATATTAGATCCTCAGTTACTTATTACACAATATTTAAGAGAAAAAGATGAGTTAGATAGTTCAATCAAAGAACTTATTCAAGAAATCAAAGATTTCATGGGGATATAATAATATGTTTGCAGATGAACTTAGAACATCAATACTGAGTGAGTATGTATTTGGTAGATATCTCAAAAATTCTGATGGCATTGAATCAAAGGAATTAATAACAGATATTATTAATTTTAGAAAGAACAATAACGTCAAAGGAAAACCTCTTTTTTTACTGAAAGATGAGTTAGGATGGTTTGAATACGGAATCAAGAATAAAAAGTATATTGATTTAGATTCAGTATACGATCTTCCTGATCACTGGGCAATAGCATCTCTTGAAAGTATCGCAAATGTACGAACTGGGAATAGTATAAACGAAGGAGTCAAGAAAAAGAAATACACAAACACCGAAATTGGATATCCCTATATTGGAACAAAAGATGTAAATTTTGATCGGACGATTAATTATAATAATAATGTTCGTATTTCTGATTATGAAAACTTTGAGCAAGCATTAGAGAATTCAATACTGTTTTGCATAGAAGGTGGAAGCGCGGGTAGAAAAATTGCTATAACTAACCAAATTGTGTGTTTTGGTAATAAACTCGCCGCAATATCCCCATATATGTTTAACGAAAGATATCTGTATTATTTCTTACAAACACCCGAATTTACAGATTTGTTTAAAACATCTATCTCAGGAATAATAGGTGGAGTAGGTATAAATAAGATAAGGGCTTTACATGTACCCGTACCACCATTAGAAGAACAAGAGATTATTGCAAATCAACTTGATTACTTGGATTCCCTCATAGAAAAACTTAGAATACAGAATATTATGGATGATCAGCTGGATATCAGATTTAAAGAGGAACTACAAAAAAGTATTCTATTAGTATCAATAAAAGGAGACTTATTTAGTGAGATTCAACAAGAAAATCTTGCTAAAATTGAATTCGATAAATATTGTCATTCAAAAAATATTTTCAAATCAGTTAGTCACATATATAAAGATGAGAACTATCGGTTAATCGAAAAAATAGGATCTCGGCATAATGATATTACAGAAGAACTTCCTTTCGAGATACCAGAAGATTGGATATTCATTAGACTAGGTGATGTTATTAAATTGATATCTGGCAGAGACTTGACAAAAGATAGGTACAATTCTAAGCAAGTTGGAATACCATATATGACAGGTGCAAGTAATTTTGACAATGGGAGATTGATAATTAATCGTTGGACGAATGCGCCAGGTGTTATTTCTCAAAAAGGCGACTTGTTGATTACAGTTAAAGGAACAATTGGAGATATCGCATATAACTATTTAGGAGATATCCACATTGCTCGACAAATTATGGCTTTACGTAGTGATTTTTTGGATTATGAATACTTAAAAATGGTTTTAAGTTATTATGTTACTGATTTAAAATCAAAAGCTAGAAGTTTGATTCCTGGTATTTCAAGGGAAAATATTCTAAACATTTTGTTCCCACTCCCGCCAAAATTTAAACAAGAGGTAATAGTTCAAAAGTATAAACACATGATCTCTCTTATGAACAGAAACGTTAAGCAATAATGTGAACTATATACAATATGTAAATGTGATGTTATACTGAAAAGGTATAGCATCTTTTTTTTAGGAGGATTTCATGTACAATTTAAAAAGTAAAAAAACAACAAAAATAGAAAAGGTTACATTCTCTGATCTTGGTCTACTAGAAAGTGATATCGAAGAAGTTCTTAGAACTAATATTGATATGGTTTGTGATGATGAAGAATCATTGTTAATAATTGGTAGACAGGTAAAGAACGAAAAGAATGGCAGAAGTGACTTAACCGCAATTGATAATAATGGTTCTGTGGTATTAATTGAAATCAAACGTGATAAAAAAGATATCGAGGGTAGGAAAGAAGCTTTTGAGTTTCAAGCTATCAGATATGCTGCAAGTTATGCAACCATTAAATCAGTGGAAGACCTAGTTAAGGTTGTCTACGCTCCTTATATTGAAAAGTATAAAGAAGAATTTACGCTGAACGAACTAACATCATATGAGCTTGGACTTAGAAAAGTCAAAGAATTTTTAAAAGTCAACAATGCTTTGGATAAATTCAATGAGAACCAAAGAATAATATTAGTTGCTTCTGAATTTGACGAACAGACTTTATCAGCAGTTGCTTGGTTAAACAAAAACAAAGTAGACATGAGTTGCTTTAAACTAATACCATATAAACTAGGATCTGATATTTACCTTGATACAGAAAAATTACTTCCATTAGCGAACTATGATGATTTCTACGTGAACTTACTTGATAAATCTGAGCCAACTCAAAGGATCACCAAAGGAATAACCAGAAGATCACTTCCAAAAATAGATACATTGCTATCCTGGGGTGTAGTTAAAGCTGGCGATGTGATAAGAGCAAAAGATAGGGAAGATGAAGCTATTCTTCTGAAAAATGGAAATGTTAAAGTAGATGGTAAAGAGTTATCAATGCAAGTCTGGTTAAAAAATCTTTACGGATGGTCAAGTATACAAACATATGTTTTCGCAATTCATAAAGAAAGTAACAAAACATTATCAGAAATTAGAGAGGAATACATGCTTGAACAAGAATTAAAGGGTATTCAAGAATAATTTTTGTTCATTACGCCGATAATCTGTGTATATGGGCTAACAAAGTGGAAACGAAAAGAAAATCAATATGATAACAAACTCATGGTTGTTTTTGGTTGGAAAAGACCAAGATTGGTGTACGATTTCGATTATGCTTTAAGCATATAGATAAAAGTTGACTATTTTGATATGCTATAAATAACATGGAATACTGGCTTTAAAACCAGCCTAGAAATAATGGGAATTCAGAAATGAGTTCCTTTTTGTTTTTGCAGAGATACTTGTAGTATTCCAACTGGTAAACTATTACAGTTTTATGCGATGACAGTTGTACAGTTGGAGTGATTAAATGAAAGGGAAAATGCTAGATCTGTATGAGCGTTGGGAAGAATCTGGGCATCTAAATAGTAGATTAAAAGCCATATCTGAAATGATATCTAAAAGAGCAACTCAACGACAGGTTGCTGAATACTTAGGTATCACAGAAAAGACACTCATTAAGTTAAGAAAAGCTCATCCAAAATTGAACAAAGCCTTTCAATATGGTGATGAGGAATTAAAAGAAAAGCTCGTCGATGCAATGTATCAACGGGCTGTTGGATTTGAATATGAAGAAACACAAACTGTAATTGAAGAGACTAAATCAGGTACTAAAAAACGTATCACAAAATATAAGAAGCAGTCACTGCCTGAAATTACAGCGATTAAATATTTACTCATTACAAAGTTCGGTATTGAGTACAATGATAAAAAAGCAGAGATAGAACTGATGGCCAAACGTTTAGAAAAAGGTGAAGAGGTATGGATAAATGAATATAGTGATGAAGAAAGTATCAGCACTCCAAGAGTACGAAAACAATCCAAGAAACAATGATGCTGCAATTGATGCAGTAGCAAAGAGTATTGAGGAGTTTGGATTTAAGGTTCCGATTGTGATCACAAAGGATCATGTGATCATTGCAGGTCATACAAGACTGAAAGCAAGTCTTAAGCTTGGTCTTGATGAAGTACCGTGTATTATTGCTGATGACTTATCAGAAGAACAAATCAAAGCATTTAGGCTTGCTGATAACAAGACTGCAGAACTCGCTACATGGGATTTTGCTAAACTTGAAGAAGAACTTGCAAACATTGAAATGGACATGTCACTATTCGGATTTGAAGAATTAGATGCTGATATTCCAGACAATGCTACCGATGATGACTTTGATCCATCAGATGATCTTACCGATACACCATATACACAAAAAGGTGATATTTACATCTTAGGTAATCACAGAGTGATGTGTGGTGATTCAACAGAAAAATCAGATGTTAAGAAGCTGATCCAAGATGATCGGATTGATCTAGTATTTACAGATCCACCATATAATGTCGACTATGAAGGAACAGCTGGAAAAATTATGAACGATAAGATGGAAGATAATACCTTCTATCTTTTTCTTTATAAAGCCTTTGAGAATATGTTTGAACATACAAAACCAGGTGGTGCTATTTATGTATGTCATGCTGATACAGAAGGACTCAACTTTAGAAATGCCTTCAAGAATGCTGGGTACAAACTTGCTGAGTGCCTTATCTGGGTAAAGAATGCACTTGTTTTAGGCAGACAAGATTATCACTGGCGACATGAACCCATTCTTTATGGATGGAGAGAAGGTGCAGCCCATTACTTTGTGGATGACAGGACACAAGATACTATCTGGGAATATAACAAACCAAAACGAAATGAAGAACATCCAACCATGAAGCCTCTAGAGCTTGTTGGTAAAGCAATCTCGAATTCGTCCAGAGTTAATGAGATAGTCCTAGACTTATTTGGTGGGTCTGGATCAACCATGATCGCAGCTGATCAGCTTCAAAGAAGTGCGAGACTCATGGAACTTGATGGAAGGTTTGTAGACGTTATTGTAAAACGCTATATCAAATACAAAGTATCGCTTGATGATTGCTATCTCATCCGTAACGGAAAAGAGATACCACTTAGTCATATTAATGACTTTCAGATATTGTCACTATAGTGAGCAATTGATGTCGAATTGACTTGCTATTTAAGGCCTTTAGAGTGATATATAGTAGTAACCCAAAAAGGTTAGGAAAGAGGCAATAGCGATGAAAGTTAAATTTGACACAAATGCATACAAAGAACAGATTGTTCCACAAGATGATTTTGTTATTGAAAGAGTAGTTGAGATAACAGACAAACGATTTAATAAGTTCTTAGATGATATGCTTGGTGATTATGATTTTATAAAAGAACACAAGGACTTAATGTACACAGATAGTAATAATGTATGGCATGCTATTTTGGTAACAACTAAAGAATTAGATTATGGAATCCTAGTTCAAGCAGAAGGTTCAAGATATGCTAGATACTCCGCATTTATCAGAAAAAGTGAGATAGGAGGATTGAACAATGGAAAAGCAACAAACGCTTAAGGATTGGATTCAAGCCTTCAATAACGGAAACTTCGAATCAAATGATGTAAAGGTTCAAATCCAAGCTGGATGGTACGATTGGTTTTGTAAAGACTCAAGTTTAAAGAGTAAGACTAAACGCATGGGCAACATCATCAAGCAAATTAAGCATGGTGGTAAAGTTGATTTAGAAACGAGTTATGTTTGGTTCAAAAACAACTGTCCACTTCAAGGCAATCTTTATGATGACTTTAGAATTGCAGATTTGGAATCCAACGTCACATTGATCGTTGTTCAAATAAACTCACCATGGCATGATAAGACCTACACAGTCTATGAAAGATTAACACATTATGAAAAGGTTGTATTTGCAACCGATTCAGTTAAAGAACTAGTTAAGTGGTTGAATGAAGGGTGGCAAACACATGTATAACTATTACAACAGGCATCCTAAAGGTATTAAAACAGGCGATTGTGTGGTTAGAGCTATTTCGACAGCATTTGATAAAGACTACATGGAAACTAGAAGAGAACTTAATCAGAAAAAGCGTGAATGGAGTTTCACCAGTTACAAGGATACCGAGTTCATTTATAAGTATTTAGAAGGAAAGCCAAGACTTATCTTTAAAGCAATCAAAGGTGAACCAAGAATTAAAGGTAGTGACTTCTGTGAGCTTCATCCAAAAGGAACATTCATATTAAAGATGGCAGGTCACATTAGTGTTTGTAAAGATGGCGTCATCCTAGATATTTGGGATTGTACATATAGAAGTGTTTATACTGCATGGAGAATTGACGAGGATACAACAGCATGAAAGTAAATTTTATTAGAAAGCCAACACCAGAAGAACTTATCCCACAGGATGAATTCATTATTGAAAAGACAATTACAATTAACAGTGATTTATTTGAATGTTTTATTCGAGATCCACTAAGCGATTATGATTTCATCAAAGAGCATCTTGAATCAATGTATTGTGATAAAGCTGGAGTATTTCATTGTTTGTTAGTAACATCTGATAAACATGACTTTGGAATACTCGTAGAGAGTGAAGGCTATCATTATGCAAGGTATGCAGCATTCATACCACTAACCAAAAACAAAACCTAAAACCAAGGGAAGCGATGAAGCTTCCTTTTTAACTATTAAAAGCGAGGACAACAATGAAAATTATAACAAGCGAATCAGTCTTTAAGGGACATCCAGATAAAATATGTGACCAAATTAGTGATGCTATTCTTGATGCTCATTTAGAACAAGATAAAGCTGCAAGAGTAGCAGTAGAAACAGCCATCAAAGATGATGTTGTTTTTATCTTTGGTGAAGTCACATCCAAAGCATCAGTGAACTATAAAGAGGTTGCATTAAACACATTAAAAGAAATCGGATATGATGAACCATTCAATGTAATCGAAAAGATATCCAAGCAATCCGATGATATTGCTCTTGGTGTCAATCATACCAATGAACATGAACAAGGTGCAGGAGACCAGGGTTTAATGTTTGGCTACGCTTGCAAAGAAACACCCGAATTGATGCCTTTACCAATCGTTGTGGCACATGACATCGCAAGAAGCCTAGATGAGCTTAGAAAGGCAAAGTATGGACACGTCTTTGGACCAGATGGGAAGTGTCAAGTTTCTGTCGTTTATGAAAATGATGAACCAATTGCTTATGAAACGATAGTAGTATCTGCTCAAACAAAACATGGCATTCAATTAGACTATGCAAAAGAGATCATTTTAAATGAAGTGCTAAAGCCTTTGATTGGAGAAGATCTGTCACACATTCAGGTCTTAATAAATCCAACAGGTGCTTTTGTTGTTGGTGGACCTTATGGTGATTCTGGATTAACAGGTAGAAAGATTATTGTTGATACTTATGGTGGTTATGCAAAACATGGGGGTGGCGCATTCTCTGGCAAGGACGTGAGCAAGGTCGACCGCAGTGCGGCTTACTATGCCAGATTCGTAGCAAAAGCCCTCGTAGCGGCAAATTTAGCGCACAGGTGCGAAGTCTGTGTGTCCTACTCCATCGGTGTAGCTAATCCTGTCAGTGTATCGGTTGATACCTTTGGTACTGGAGTTGCATCAGATGAGATCCTTTTAAAACTAATCAAAGAGAACTTCAATTTCACACCATCGAGCATTATTAAAGAATTAAACCTGAAAAATGTTAAGTTTAAACCTTTAGCAGCTTATGGGCATATTGGACGAGTTGATCTTGATGTGGCTTGGGAACAAGTGGATGCTAAGGCGAAACAACTAAGTGAATCTTATGAGCAAACCAAAAGAGCTTCACAGGTTTTATAAATCGAAGGCTTGGCTCGTTGCTCGCAATATCAAAATAAACGCCACACAGGGCAAGTGTGAGCGGTGTGGAGCAATTGGTGAAGAGGTTCATCATAAGATTAGGTTAACCGTAGATAATGTTAACGATACAAATATAAGTTTGAATCAAGATAACCTGGAGTTGCTTTGTAGGGATTGTCATAACAAAGAGCATGGAAGATTTAACAAGAAAGATGTAATATTTGATGAACAAGGAAACTTTTAAGTTTAAGTAAAGCAATGTAAGACCATCTAAGATGGACAAAAAACCTTAATTTATATATAATATATACAGTGAGGTGAGAACATTGAATACTGACGAAAACAAGATTAATGTAGATGAAAATTCAAGTGAAGAAACAATTGAAGAAAAAGAAGAAGGAATTAACAAAGAATCGGTTGTTACGGATGAGCAAAAAGGTAAACAAGGCTTTTTGGGTGGATTGAAAAAAGTTGCTGCAAAAGGTTTGGATTATGCAAAAGTAGGAATTGTAAAAGGAATAGATGTCACAAAAGAAGGATATTCAAAGGTTAAAGATGTTTATGAGCAAAATAAGCAAACCAAAGAAGAACTTAAAAAATATCAAGATACCTATGAGAAAAAGACATATTTGTTTGAGATCAAAGGTACTTTTAATAGCAAAGGTAATTTAGAATCAATTAGAGCTTTTAGAGACACTGAAAAATACTTACTTTATATACCTTTGGTAGAAGAAAATATTAAGTTTGTTAGAAGCAAAACAATTTTAATCAATACATCAGATACTTCAGAGATTGAAATAGAGTATATTGAGATGAAGGAAATTTCAATTAAAGAAATGAAAATTGATGAGGATACAAAATACGATGTGCAATGCTATCAAGCAAAATTCAATTCAGTTAAGAACCAAATCCCATCAACTATTAATAACATTAGCAATGTAGTCAATCAGAATGTCAATGTCTCTGGTCAAAATACAGGGGATATTAATTTAGTTTCAAACATAGAAGTAAAACTAGATAATTTAATGAATGAAGTTAAGTCAGTGAAGACAAAAATGTTCTCAAAAGAAAAAAAGGCTCAAGATGAGGCAGTTAAGATTATTGGTCCAGTTAAAGACTCCATAATAAATGGTAAGAAAGACAAAACACTATTGCAGCATTTTTTTGATTTGTTAATAGTGTTTGCTCCAGCATTGGCTGAATCATTTAAAACATTTATGTAACCCCCCCCCATTATGATATGATACATGTGGTAAGGGTACCGCATGGGTGGGCAATTAAAAAATGAAAGTCGATTTTTTTGAAAATCTAGAAATCATGAACAGTAACTTATATAAATGGGGGGTTAAATAATGACTAATAATTTTTTTAAAGAGTTTGATAAAAGTCTAGATAAATACATATCATTTTTTGAATCAGACAAAGGCAAGGAAATTTTTTCTTCGAGAAATTATAGTAACCAGTCATTAAGGTTTGTGTGTCTTTACGATTCTTTTGACAATACGGGAATAAAAAGATTATTAAGAAATATTCATCATTTAGACAAAAAAAAGTTTTCTAAAGATAGAATGTATTTTAAGTATTCACGTAAAGCACAATACTTAATTTTTCAGAATATGAGTTCTAGTCACGGACTATTTGCCGATATTACAACTAAAGACAACGAATATATAAGTGGAATTAATATGACTTGGTGTCAAAGAAGTAACTATAATGCAATGGTAGAGTTTCAATTAAATCTAAAACAACCTTTTAAAAGTTTTAATCAAGAAAGAGATTTTATTGTATCAACTTTGAGAAATGTCAATAGAAAAATCATTAACAGGTATAATAGATTCGATTTTGAAGATAACGGACTCAATAATAGAACTATCGATTATATTGAACATCATGACTCTTTACTTAAACTTGCATTTCAAAAATATGTTGAAAATACTCTTTATAAAAATATTGATAAAAAATATGAGTCCATGGCATTATATGTTTATCACGTAAAATCATTAGACAAAGAAAAAATCCAACCACCATACATGGGTCTCTTAGGAAAGAGCAAACATGCTAATACTGTTTTTTTATTAGATAGAACTTTTTCTGAGTATACGCCAATACAAGATATTCAGTTGTATACGTCAGAGAGATATTTTGATCATAGATCTATAATGACTTTTTTCTCACAATATAGGAATATACTTTATTATAATTTATACTTTTACTATGAGTTGAACATACTTAACTATAAAATTTCGGGTTACAGTGTTGAAGCTAAAAAAATCTATAACTTCGGCAATTTATTATGGCTTTATAGAAAAATTGCTGAACTCGAGAGTAGTAGAGATTCTGGTAATTCTGTCAACATTGATGAGCTAAACAAAAAGCTTAAAGATAACTGGACTGTCGAATATGGTACTTATGAAGGAGATAATCCAACTTCATTACCTTTTGAATATACTTTTGTAAAAGAGAGTTTAGAAATTATACTAAACAAGTATAAAGAGCAATATGAGTTATATAAAGTAGCACTAGACATACAAAACAACAAACTAAATACAACAATTGCATTAGTTTCATTAGTACTTTCAATAGTAGCAATTATCTTTTCAATTTTTAAAGGTTAGGTATATATATGGTTAATTTTGAATACAAGCGACTTCGGTCGCTTTTTTCATCGGTTGATGAAACCAAAACAGAATTAGTAGATAACTTAATCCAACAAGCAGCTTTTATGAAGGTTGAACTTGGAATACTTCAAAATCAAATAAAAAAACATGGAGCTGTTCAAGTTTCATCAAAAGGTGCGCAACGTCAAACCGAAGCAGCAAAGTATTACACTAAGTTAGTGAATTCATATGGAACGGTTATTAAAACACTAAACTCAATAATGGGTAAAAATATAGTCGATGAAGATGATGAATTTGACAAGTTTATAGGTAGAATGTCTGAATGAACTATTTAACGAAGTATTATGAGGAGATTCAAAAAGGAAATATCATTGTTGGTAAAGAATTATTAACAGTTCTAGAAACGCTAATTCAAGATATGAATAACCCAAGATATATATTTGATGAAAAGCCAGGAAACATTCGAATTGAGTTTATAGAAACATTCTGTAAACATACAAAAAGCCCATTTAATGGTGAACCATTCATTTTAGAATTATGGGAGAAAGCAATTCTCCAAGCTGCCTATGGATTCAAGATGGCGAATTCGAATCTTAGAAGGTTTAATGAAGTGATTCTACTTATTGCAAGAAAAAATGGTAAGACTACATTCATTGCAGGTATTGACTTAGCAGAATTCTTCTTATCCAAAGGTGGCGTCGATATTGTATGTGCATCAAACACATCAGAACAGGCTAATATATTATTTGATGAAATTAACAACATGAGAGAAGGATCGAAAGCACTATCAAATGAAAAACGTAGTAAAAAGAACATCTTTCATATTTACTCACCAAAAACAAAGAATAAGATTAAGAAGTTATCAGCTCAATCACGAAACAAAGATGGCTACAATATAGAAGTTGGTTGTATTGATGAAGTTCATGAAATGACTGATTCGAAAGTTTACGATGCGATCAAGCAAAGTCAATCGACCAAAGAAGAACCACTTATTTTTATCATTACAACTGAAGGCAATACAGTGGGTGGTTTCTTAGACAGTAAACTTGATTATGTTAGAAAGATGATCAAAAGGGAGATCAACGATGAACGTGTGCTTCCTTGGTTATATACTCAAGACTCAATTAATGAAATCTACGAAGATAAGAATACATGGCAGAAAAGTAATCCGAGCTTAGGAACAGTTAAAACATATTCATATCTTGAAGACTTAATGAATAAATCCAGACATGACTTATCAACAAGAGTCACGATGCTTTCTAAAGACTTCAACATTAAGCAATTAGAACAAGGATCATGGTTGACATATGATGATCTAAATAATGAAGCAACCTATGATATCAATGAGTTAAGAAACAACTACGCTATAGGTGGAGTTGACCTATCATCAACCACAGACCTTACAGTTGCACTTTTATTGTTAATAAAAGATGGTAAGAAGTATGTTATCCCACAGTTCTTTATGCCAAGTGAAGTTATAAAGCGTAGAAAAGAAGAAGATAATGTACCTTATGATATTTGGGTTCAAAGAGGTTTAATTACAGTGACTGAAGGTAATCAAAATGACTTCACACTTGTTACACAATGGTTTCTAACAATGATAAGAACCTATGAGATTAGACCTCTATGGGTAGGTTATGATCCGTGGAATAGTCAGTATTGGACTAAAGAAATGGAAGACTTGGGATTTCAAATGGAAAAGGTTCGACAAGGGATCTACTCTTTATCTGAACCAATGAAGCAACTTGAAGCTGATCTAAAGAATGGTAATGTGATCTATAACAATAATCCAATCATGAAATGGAACTTATCAAATACCCAAGCAAAGATTGATATCAATGGGAATATTCAACCATCAAAACTTGGTAGTAAATATAAAAGAATAGATGGAGCTGTAGCACTCATTATTGCATATGCAGTATTAAATCGATATAAAATCGAGTATGAAAATATGCTATAATTAATCGAAGGATTTGGTGATATCATGATTGAAGTACATCGATTTGTTAATATTTTAAATAATGCTGACGGTGTCTATTGTATAGGTCGAAAGTCGACAGAAATATTTGATTTATTATTCACAAATAAAGATATCAATGCATATCAATTTGAACGACCGGATATTTTAATCCCTAGACCAGATAGAAATATATTGTTAGAGCAATTTCAATTTGATGGATCTGAATCTGTCAAAAAGTCGAGTTCACAGAAAATGGAACAAGCTGAAGTAGATAGACAATTTGAAGAATCCCTGAATGAAAGTGAACTTGATGTAGTAAAAATAAAAGAACATAAATATAAGAACAAATCGTCATTAAGAGACTACGAAAGTAACCTAAATAGAATATTCGACAAACATGCATCTAAATATAAATCTTACATACAAAATTATCAAAATTCTAAGAATGAAATGTTAAAGCACAACATTTATCATCAAAATTTTGATTTTGGTTTTATTATTGAAGATGCTAGCTTGCTAACGAATATGATGCTGTCTACAAAAGACTATAGCAAATATCTCTTAACCCCGTTTCATTTCGATAGTTTCAAGGAAAGATTAAAGAATAATAAAAATATTATGCATTTGTTTTTTATTACATTTGATGGGGCAGGAAAATATATCGTCTATTACTTTTTCAACCATGATATTGAAGATTTGGCTGATTTTAAAATAGATGTCCAAGATCATCTAATTGATTTTACACCTATTCATATTTCAGGTACTATAAAAATACCGAATAAATAGCATATATTAGGAGGTCTCTATGGCCATATTTAAACGAAAGAAAAAACAAAGCTCTGCTGAGTCCTTTAAATTTGTTAATGAAATAAATCTACCACTTACAAACTTTGGAAATAACATCTCAAAATCCGATGTAGTGAAGATTGCGATTGATAGGATAGCAAGTCAGTGTGCAAAATTAAAACCACGATACATAAAGAAATCAAACGATAAGACAGTTACAGAGAAATCTGGCAAACTGTCTTTTATTTTAAAGCACCAACCAAATGAGGTCATGACACCTTATCAGTTTATCTATATGGTGATTACGACTTTGCTAATGAACGACAATGCATTCATCTATCCGATGTTTGACGGTTCAACTGGTGAAATCAAAGCACTTTATCCACTGAAGCCATCAATCGTTGAACCAATTATTGATTCTGGTGGTAACTATTACTTGAAGTTTAACTTTGACAGTCAAGAATCCTTCATAATTCCATATGAGAATATTATTCATATTAAAAGGTTTTATCATACGAATCAGATCTTTGGTGGATCGAGTTCAAAAGGTGACCAGGAAGCACTCTTAAAAACAATCCAAATTAATGAGAATGTACTTCAAGGTATTGATAACGCACTTAAGAGCTCCATGCAGATTAAAGGACTCCTCAAAATGAGTGCGATGTTAAGCGAAACAGATAAAAAAAAGCAGCTTGATTCATTTAACGAGATTCTCAAAGAGTCTATTAGGAATAAGGGAAGTTCAATTATTCCGGTAGACTTAAAAGGTGATTATGTACCTTTAACAACAGATCCAAAGCTAATAGACAAGGATACCCTAGAGTTCTTACAATCAAAAATCTTAGATTACTTTGGTGTATCTGTTCCAATCTTTCATTCCAAATATACAGAAGATGAGTTCAACTCATTTTATGAACAAACCATCGAGCCTTTAGCCATTCAAATGTCTGAGGCTTTTTCTTTAGGCTTACTAACACAAAATGAAATCATGCGTGGTGAGGAGATTATCTTTTATAGCGAAAGACTTCAATACGCATCATGGAACACAAAGGTTACAGCGATAGAAAAACTGATGGGGTTAGGCATCATGTCACTTAATGAATCAAGAGGGTTATTGGGACTTGAACCAGTAGAAAATGGGGATAGAAGATTACAGTCACTCAATTATGTTGATGCTACTAAAGCAAACGAATATCAAGTAGGGAAGGATGATTTAAATGAAGGTAACAATTAATGGTAAGGTTTCAAAAGATGTATTAAATACAGTCTTAGAAGAACAGAAAGAAAAGATTAATACGATAGAAGCCTTTTGTAAGACACACAAGATTAATGAAATTTCATACAAGGACAATGAACTTGAATACGTGTATGAAAAACAAGTAGCAAAACCTAAGGAGGTTGAGAAGCGATGAAGAAAGAAACCAGAATAGCAGAAGTCAGGCTAGAAGAAACAGATGACAAGATGATCTTAGAAGGTTATGCGATCGTTTATGATGAACCCACTTTGATTGGTGATGAATCGTATGGATTTATTGAAAGTATTAGCAGAAGTGCAATCACTGATGCAGCAATCAAAGATGTGCCAATGAAGTATAACCACATGGATTCGTTTTTAATCATTGCCAGGACTAAAAATGGCTCACTTACTTTAACAAGTGATGATGTTGGATTAAAGGTAAGAGCGGAACTGCTCGACACACAAAGTAATCAAGATATTTTTAAGATGGTCAAATCAGGCTTATTGGATAAGATGAGCTTTGCATTTGTAGTTAGTGAACAGGAATGGAATCGTGATGGTGATATTCCAAAAAGACATATCAGAAAGATTGAACGTTTATATGATGTTTCAATCGTTGACACACCCGCTTATGATAAGACTTCGATTTATGCTCGTTCTTTAGAGGCTATGGACTTAGAGCTAAAGACTATGGATTTAGCAGAGAAAAATATGAAGGCTGAACTTATAAGAAAAAAACTAAATTTGAAAATAAAAATAGGAGAATAGAAGCATGAATTTAGAAAAAC